AGGACGGCGGCGGCTTCCGGCGGAAGATCCATCGCATCGAGTTTGTGGGCGATCTCATTCAGCTTCGATGCCCAGATGTTGACACCTTCACCACGGCGATAGCGAACCGGCTTGATCATGCCGGTCATGAAAGAAGACGCGTACCTAGTCATTTCTCGTCGTCCTCGACTTCATCCGCCTCGGCTTCCGTCACCGGCTCGCGGTGGAGATCGGCGGCAAGGGTCGTCTGCTCCAGTCCGTGCGCGTGTTCCTGTTCGGCAAGGGCGTGGGCGTGCTGATGTTCGGCGGCCTGCATCGCCACGTCGGCGTGGGCGCGGAACTCCTCGGCGTCCGACTTGATGGAGGCGACCGTGACCGAGGTCTGGTACTGGGCGTTGATCGCCGCCAGCTTCAGGGCGTTCTCGCTGTCCAGCTTGTCCCGGGCGTGCCGGGCCTCCAGCTCGATCTTGGCCATCGCGATCTGGTGGGCTCGGTCGCGCTCCCGGATGTCCAGTTGAAGCTTCTGCTCGTCCAGGGCGATGCGACGCTGATCTATCTCGATCTTGGCCGCGTCGAACTGAGCGCCGATGACGTGCTTCTGCTGCTCCAGTTCCAACTTGGTCTGTTCGGCTTGCGCCTTGGCCTGCTGGGCCTGCTGCTCCAGGGCTAGCTTTCCCTGATCGATCTGCACCTTGGCCTGGTCGTTCTGGGCGTCGGCCATCTGCGCCTGTTGTTCCGGCGTCGGCGGCTTCTGCGGCTGCTGCTGGGCCGGGTCGGTCCAGAAGGTCTCGGCGTCCTTGAAACCGGCCTTCTGCGTGAGGCGGATCGCAGAGGCGTAGAGGTTCGCCAGATTGACGAGCGGACCCGTGGCGCCCCCCTGCATCTGCACGGCCTGCGCCTGCTTCTCGATGATCATGCCCAGCATCGCCATGTCCTGGGCTTTGCCGGACGAGCCGACGCCAACCTCAACGGTCATGTCGTCGCGCTGGCCCCATTTGGTGGGGTCGATGTTCTGCCACTGTCCGTTAAGGCGGATGGTGTCGGTCATGCCGCCGATGCGGCGCAGCAGGGCGTGAAGGCCGAGGTAGAGATCCTTGATCCCGGTCTCGGCGAAGATGCGGGCCATGAGCCTGACGCGCTTCTGGGCCGCGGTGGCGAGCATCCCGGCGCCCGAGGCGGTGTCGTGCAGCGTGTCGGGGTTCAGGCCCTGAGCATTGCGGACGACGCCGGTGCGGGCCTCGACGACGGTTGCGAAGTATTCCAAGGCGTTGAACGGATCGAAGCCCAGCGATCCGGCTTGGACCGGGCGCACCGCGTTCCCGCTCTTGGAGCGGATCGGCATCCCGGGCTCATTGCGAAGCAGGTCGGGTATGGTGTTGTCGCTGGACTGGTCTTCCGCGACTTCCATCCGCTGGTTCTGCGCGAAGTAGGCGCTGTCGAGCGCGATCCGCGTCAGCGACGTGCGGATCTTTTGAGGCTCCATGGTCTTGTCGGCGATAGACTCGCCGTAGAACCTGTGGGTCACCGGATAGGGCGTGATCGCGGCGAAGGGGATTTCGTCCACCTCCTCCTTGTCGATCAGCAGAGCATCATCGTTGGAGGTCCGCACCATCCAGATGCGCGGCTTGGCCTCAGGTACGTCCACCAGGCGGATATAGTGCTTGGTGATCTCGACCTGGCGCAGTTCGCCATTGCCGCCCTGGTTGATGCCGCCGGTGTGTTCGCCGGCCGTATCGCGGGCCAGCACCTCGATGTCGGTGGAACTGCCAAACGGGGCGATCTGGTCAACGATGTCGGGATCGACGCCATCGGCGATAAGGTCCTGAGCCCGCGGCCGGGACTTCATCGCGCAGTAGGTGGTCTCCGCCAGGCGCACCGTGTCGGCGGCGACGGAGAAGTCCTCCGGGGGCACCGCGGCGACACGAGCGCGTTTGCGGGGCTTCGGGACAATATCGGCGTCGAAAAGCTGCGTCGGGATCGGCTGACCCGTCATCGGGTCCATCTGGGGCGGCCCCTGCTGTTCGGAGGGCCGCACGTTCTCGATGGTGTATTCGTCGGTGTCCTGGCTGGAGATCAGCCCCAGCGCGGCTTCCGTCAGCCCCTCGAAATGGGTCGGCTCGACCTCGGGGCAAGCCTCTTCCCACCACGTCACGACGCCGGTCTTGGTCTGACCCGCGTCCTTCAGCATGGTGTACAGCGTCATGAAGCCTGCGTTCTCGTTGAAGAACACATGGTTCACGTAGTCGGTCTCTTGCCGGGCCGAGGCTTCGTCCTGTGGGCCGTTGGGGCGGAACGTCACCACGTCCTCGCCGCCGGCCAGGATCTCCACCATATCGGAAAGCCAGGTCTCGATGGTGTCTGCGACATCGGTGGAGACAACGGAAGAGCGGTTCGGCAATGACGGCACGTCTTGCGACACGTCGCCCTTGATGTAGTTCAGCGCCCGCTCGCGGTCGGCGACCAGTTCCGCCGAGTTGGCGTTGATGCTGAAGCCGATGGAGCGCTTCTTCTCGTCGCTGACGAACGCCAGGACTTCCGCGTCGGTATAGGCCATGCGCGCTCCCTGGCTATTTGGCGAAAAGGGCGTGAAGCGCTATGGTTGGCAGGTCGGGACGTGGCGGCTTAACCACCCGTCCGCCGGTAGCTCAGAAGGCAGAGCGAATGGCCAAAGCGCTGTGGTGGCGTGAGTAGCTGGAGGGTCGCGGGTTCGAATCCCGCTCGGCTCCCGACACCCTAGACCGCCCCGAACGCCGCAATCTTGATCGCGGCCGTCCGGTTCGGCCTGATGATCGCGTGGCGCTTCATCATCAGCGCGTAGCGGCTGGACGAGATGATATCGTCCTTCAGCTTCACGATGAGGCCGTCTTTGCGGTGATAGAGCCGGTACTCACCGAACCAGCCGCCGCACGTCGAGAAGACCTTGAAGCGCCCGGTCTGCATCCTGTCCAGCATGTCGAGGATTCCCGCCTCGACCCCGTTTCCGCCATCCTCGAACGTGGCCTTCTCGGGCAGCATGTTCAGGCCGTGAGCGCCGTACTGCTTGGCGAGAACCTCACCGGAGCCCTTGTCGTGCTGCAGCCCGTCGTGGGGCCACGCGGTGGGTATCCAGGAACCCCAGGGCTTGATCGAACCCGCGTGGATCAGCGGCGTGGTTTCCCGGGCCGTGTACTCCTTGCAGACGTAGAAGCAGTCGGCGTCCTTGTCCCAGGCGCAGTTCACGGCGCCGAACGGGTGATCCCAGCCGAAGTCCAGGCCATTGATCTGCGGCCAGTGGTCAGGGATTTTGAACGGATCGCAGCGGATCTCTTCTTCGGCGACCGGGAAGACGCGGCCTGAGCCCAGAACCGGAATGCCCTTGGCCCGGGCCTCGCGCTCATGCGGCGGATAGCCGGCGATGATCTCAGCGCGGCGCTCCGGGGTATAGTGCTCTGCGTCGCCGATTTCCATGAAAGTCACATGGCGCGTCATGCAGCGGTCCTTCGGCCCTTAGGCTTGCTGGCTGTGGCGCCGGGCAAGTGTGGCCAATACCGGCCAGTGACGATCCCGTGCGCCGTTGGTGCCGACACGGCGAACGCTCGGCCCAGCGACTTGTACGAGATGTCTTCGTCCCGATAGCGCCGTCGCATCTCAATGACCTGATCTGCCGTTAGCGCACGCGGTACATAGGCCGTGCCATGTTCTAGCTTGTGGGCCGCATTCTCCGCCCGCGTGGCCCACGCCAAGTTGCCGAGAACATTCCTCAGCATGTCGCCGTCCAGGTGAGCACCCTCATGCCGAGGGCTCGGCGGCTCACCAACGAAAGTTCTTAGCACCGCCCGGTGGACCATCACTTTGGAGGCCACACCGCCGATGCTCATGCTGACCTGCAGATACCCACTGGAGCCGGCGAATTGGCAGAGGAGATAGGGGGTCCTACGGCCTCGCGGAAGCACCCGAACAACACGCCTAACCTCGCCGGCGTCACTCACCTCGTAGTCAGAACAATCGACGTAGGATTTCCAAACCATGCTGGCCTCCTGACGATTGGAGACTAGCATTACTCGATTGTTTTTACTACAACTTGGTCGGTGCGTGCTGCGGCTTGATGCAGGCTGCGAAGTAGGAGCCTGCGGACTTACCGCCGGTCATGGCTGCGACCCTTTCGGCCGGAACGTCGGCATAGGCGTAAGGCGAGCCGCCGTGGAATTGGACCGTGAGCACCCTACTCGCCGGGTCGTAGTGGTAGCCCTTCATCATCGAGGACTTGATCGGCGTGAACGTCGGGTGCTTGCTCATTGGCCCTTCGTCATCCGCTCTAGGTCGGCGTCGGACAGGAACATCGACACCACGTCGCTCATTCCGAGGAGCGGCGTGAAGGTCACCATGACGATCCCGTTCGTCGCGTTGGTTCGGGTCTTACCCTCGCTGTAAATATCGGCCGGGGGCTCTTCGTCGAACCAGACGCCGTGCAGGGTTTCACCCTGCCACTTCTGGCGCCCCTTCTCGTAGGACTTAAAGGCGAGGACGGATTCCTTGGCCTGCACGTCCCCTCCCCCGCCCCACCTGATCACCGCGCTATCGAGCGCATCCGGGATGCCGCGGGCCGGGGTGCAGTCCTTCAGTGCGTCAAACGGGATCGCGCCGGTTCCGCGCAGCTCTTCCTGCTGCGGAGGCCCGATCAAGATGCGCTGCGGATTGTCCCGCGTGCTTTCGCCGGTCACGCCCGCCGCCCACATGCGAACCGGCTCGTCGAAGACCTTGCCTTCCCACCAGTTGGGATAGCGGCCCGTCAGATGGATCGCCCACTCGAAGCCGCCGGCCCAGGTCTTTCCGAGCTGATTGCCCGCCATAAACAGGCGCTCATCGTGGTCCTTGCCGGCGTCGTGGAACTCGAGCTGCTTGGCGTAGGGAACGTAGTCCGCCAGGCGGTTCCTAGTGCGTCGTGTCCGTAGCTCTGTCTCCGCCCTCTCCAGCAACACCGAGAGCTGAGCGGGCGGCAACGATGAGAGCGGAGAGTTCTTCGTCGCCAATGCCATCAAAGGCGCTCTCCTTCACCTCGATCTGCTTCGGAAGCAGCGAGGCGACAACCTTGAGATATTCATGGGGACGCTCAACACGAACGGTTTCGATGGTCGCCGGTCCGTGAAGTTGGAAGCTGTCGTGGAGCGCCTGGACAAAGGCCTCACCGAGCTTGTTGCGTGATCCCTTGGGCCTGCCGGCGGGATTTCCGCTCTGGCCCGGCTTGAATGGGATTAGGCCGCTATGTTTCGGCTCTGTAGGTGCAGAGACCTCGGCCTTACGCTTCGCCATCGTCACGCCACCGGAATCGCCGCCAGGATCACACCCGCCGCATCCGCAAGCCCGTTCGCCTTGAGCTGACCCGCGACAGCTTCCGCAGTCGGAACGTCGAATACCAGGCGTCGGCCGGTCTCGGCGATATCGACCCAGATCCTTGCGGGCTGCTTGGTGTTGTCGTGCTCGAACGCCGGATGGAAGGTCGCCGAGAGGGCGCCGCCCGACGTGGCCGCGGTGTGCAGGTCCGCCAGGCGCTTATCCATGTCGGGGTTGAACAGCATCGGTCCTAGAGCGGCATCGAGTAGCTGATGTAGAGGCTGGCGGCGCCAGTGGCAGAGGTCGCGCCGGTCTGGACGATGCGCACGGTCAGCGTTCCCGGGAACGGCCCATCGAGGTCGGGCACGCCGCTCCCCACGGCGGTCAGCGAAACCTCGCCCTGCGACTTGACCGAGGTTCCCGCCACGTACTCCGCGCCGCCGACCGTCTTGCCGATCTGAATCTGCGCATCGGTCGCCGCGCCATAGGCCGTGGTGGTCTTCACCCGGAACGTCAGGTTCCGGGCCTGCGGGGGGATTGCGAGGGCGACGTCGGTGTTCGCGGTCGCGGTGACCGCCAGGGACACGATGTCCTCGATACGATTGAACGCGCCAGGGTGGCGAGCGGCGATCTGGGCGGCGGTAGCCATGGAGGTGGCCTTTCTGATTTAGCCGGGCTTGCCGGGTTTGGGGTTGCTCGCCACTCCCGAAGGTTGGTGGCTGAAATTGTGTTACAAATGCCGATGGTTTGTGTTACAGCTTGCGAATGCCGAAGCCGCCAACGTCAGTCCGCTCGATCCGCCTGCCCGACACGCTCTGGGGGCGGCTGGCAGCGCTGGCGGGTGAAGCCGATACGGTGAACGCCCTGGTCCATCTGGCCGTTAAGCGGCAGCTCGACGCGTGGGAGTCAGCCGGAGCGAAAGACCCGGCGCTCGCGCGGCCGAAACTGGCGGGAGAAGAGGCCGCGGCAAGAAAGCGGAGGTATCGCGATGCGCTAGATGCCGTTCGCCGCATCGACAAGGAACTACAGGGAATGAACCCCAAGTCCCTACACCTGCCGAAGGCGCCACCGCTTAAGGTCGGAGATGTAGTCACGGGGCTAGGCGCTGAGCCCCAGCGGGTCGCTAAGGTCGGGCGCGTTATCGTCCAGCTCGGACCCATTCACGCCAAGCCCGGCGAACGAGCGAAGAGGGCTAAGCGATGACCGGCCCGCAAGATGTCGTGGATGGCATGGTGGCCGTGCTCGTGGCCGAACACGGCGCGGAAATCGACCGGTTGGCCGCCGCCGCTTGCCTCGGGCAGGCGACGCGCATCTGGTATGACGAGGCGGCGCAGAAGCTTCGGTTCGAAGTGGTCGAGGACTTCTATCAGAAGGCTAAGCGATGAGCGAGATGGTTAAGCGAGTCGCATCGGCGACTGACGCGGAACTTCAGCGACAAGAGGGACGCGCCGAGATCTCGCCGCTCGGTCCCGAACTAACGACAGCGTGGCTCGACCAAGGCGAAGTCGATTTCGCCGCCGTCGCCCGAGCCGCCATTGAGGCGATGCGTGAACCGACCAGCGCAATGTCGAGCGCCGCTCAGTTCGTTGCCAAGCCCGATACGCTATGGAGCTTTGAGGCCGTCTGGCGCGCCATGATAGACGCCGCCCTCAAGCCCTAAGGCTCAACCCTCGTCGCCGCAGGCCTCGGCAACCGCGACAGCAGGTAATCCTCCGCCGCCTCCCGATCGATGAAGCAGCCCATGTGGCTTTCGCCGGTCCGGCAGAACTTCACGACACGGTAGGTCTTGGTCTGCCGGTCGAAGCAGATGACGTAGGGCGCGAGCTTTACGGTCGCGATCTCTGCGAGTTCTTGGAGCTGGTCGAGCGCGTCTATCATGGAGCGCTCCTGGGGTAGGAGGTTCACTGCGGCGTTCCAGCATTCTTACGGGTAGCTGCGACCCTCCCGCGAGAGGGCCGTTCAGGGCCGCCGCAGTGAATGGTTTTCGCCAGCGCGGACGCGGCTGCTAGGGATGCTGAAGCTTGGTCAGCGCTCCGGTGGCGAAAGGTGGAGCGAGCCCAGGGAATTGCACCCCAGAAGCCTCTAGCGGCGCTCGCGAAAGGATTTTATCGTGTCCCGGAGCCAACCCGTCTTGGCCCTGCATGGGGCCATCGGCTGCTCGGGTGCGATCTGAACGGGATTTTAGGCAACGCTTCGCACTTTACTGGACCAGTCGGCAGCGATGCGCTCTACTGTGTCAAGCGCTGTAGCCGGAGAGACTTGGAACCACTCTCCGCGCAAGCGATGCTTACTGAGGGCTTTGTGGGCGGCCCGTTCAAGATGGCGAGCGGCCGAGGCTTCGATTTCGACCGTGCCATAGATGCGGAGGTCGAAGGGAAAGCCGGTCTGCAATTCCTTCACCCGCTGGACCACATCGCGCGCCGTGCCGACCTTCACCGGATGGCCGTCGCAGCCGATCACGTAGACAAAGGATCTCCCGTCCACGGCCTCTAACTGAGGCGTCGGGCGCGGCGCTGAGCCGGCGTAGCCGCGACTGGTGCGGGGACGACTGCGCCTGAAGCCAACGTCCACGCCGCGCGAGTTGCGAAGGATGTGGCTGGCTTCCTCCCGAAGGATGCCGCGCACCTCACTGTGAGTTAGCGGCTTCTCGTCTGGGCGGGTGAGCCAGTAGATTCGCGACATCGGTCTAGCCTGCGTTCTTGCGAATTTTGGGCACTTTTCTTCTTCCGCGAGAAACACGCGTCCCAGCGGGACTGCCTGATCCTCTGGTGCTGCGCCGGGATGGTGCCAATGGCCCGTCTGAAACCGACTCGCCGCCATTCCGTTGTCTGCCAGTGTTCGCGCCGGGATGCAACTGCGATACTTCGACCGCCTCGAACCAGGCGTGGAGGCCTGCCAAGCCCCTCTTTCGGACACCCCGCGGGGCGGCCTTTGTCGCCGGAAGGCGCTCGTCAAACCTTCCGGAAATCGACATCATCAGGACCCTGGTGAACTCCGCCTCTGGAAACACCTTGGGGACGCCACCGCTGCTGATCACGCCATGGACTCGCTCCGTCGCGAGGGCTGCCGCGAAGTCATTCTTTCCGAGGCGCGCGAACACGTATCCAGGGATCAGGGGTCGGTCGATCAGCCGCGCCGGCTGACGGCCGATGGCGAGCCTGAGTTTCTTGAAGGTGGGAGCCCAACTGGTCACCCCGACCTCGCCGAGTTGCATCGTGGCCTTTTCTTCGCCATTTACGCAAAGGATGTAGACTGGGTTCAGCTCGGTCATGGACTGCCGTTCGCTCACGGTGTGCTCCCCTTGTTCTCGATGAAGTCCCGCAGATCCGCCGCTCGCCTACGGCCCTCGGCCGCCGAGTTCGGCGCCACCTCGGAAAGCCTTGCGATCTCTCGGCACAACCCCGGCCAGGCGGTGAACACGCGCTCCAGCGCCTCGATCCGGGCCGGAAGTTCGGCAGTCGGGCTGGCCGCCACCATCAGGTTCACGAACACCGGATGGGCGAGCTGGCTGGCTGCGTAGGCGGCTTCGCCGGGCTTGTCGGGGGCATGAAGCTGGACGGCCGGCGCGTCGGCAGCCGGCGCTCCGTCAACGGCCTGGGCGACGCGCTGCATGGCGGAAGGCTGGACGATCATGCGAGACCGTCCAGCGCCTTCGCGGCCCGATTGGCGGCCATCCGCAGTGGGACGGCGTGGCGGTCGCAGATCGCTTTCAGCGGGCCGGGCTTCGGAAAGAACTCGCTCTTCGGGTCGGCGACGTATTCGGCCACGCCGGCCTTCAGCGCCTCCAGCGGCAGCCCGCTCAGAGCGTCAATGTAGAACCCCCAGAAGGCCTTGGCCTCTGCCGTGGATTTGTCCGCCACGCCGTAGAGCGTCAACAGCGGCCCGAGGACGATGGCGACCGCCTTGGATCCGCAAGGTTCGGCATGCCTCGCCAGTTTCGTAGAAGCGATCGCCAATTCGTTGCGGATCGCGGGGTCGCTCCCCAGCTCATGCACCGCCTCGGCCCAGGTCAGACTCGCGTTCGTCAACCGCTGCCATAAGGCCTCGGAGACTTCTGCCGAGGCGGTCTTCGCGAGCGGTTGGGCCTGAGTTGTGGTGAGATCGTTCATGGGGATTCTCGGGGGGCGGAAGCTGGGAGTTGAGGCGCTTGTCGCGGAGAGCCAGGGCGTCCTCTCGGACCCATGACCATGATCGGATCGGCTTGCCGCGAACCTTGGCGCGGGCGGCGCACATCCGGACGGCGTCGAGGACTTCCCCCCACTCGCAGGGCTCGCCGGCCAGGGGCTCGCAAAGGGCCTGCAGATCCTTGGCGTGCATCAGGCCGGTGGACGTTCGGTCCAGGCCATCGCCTCCAGCCCTGGTCGCCTCATCCAGCCGGGCCGACCAATCGGGCACACTCGCGGAGTCGTCGGCGATAGATGTACTTGTCTCTGTAGATGTACCTGTAGATAGGTTTAGCGAAGGCGCACCGGATGCTTGCTCAACCTCGCTGTTTTTTCTATGCTTATTGCGCGTTTCAGCGGTTTTATTTCCACCTTTCGCGCCAATTTCGGAGAGGGTTCGCGACCGTTCCGATTGGTTTTTGAGTTCGGTAACGGCGCGGTCGTTCATCAGGGACGGGATTCCATTCAGGCTGATCTCAAAAAGCTTTCCCTTGACGACCAGGGAGGCACGCAGGGAGGTCCACTTCCGAACGCTGCAACCCATCCATCCGGCGAGCCAGCGACCGTCGTCAGGGATGGGTCCCTCGCGCTCGTAGATCAGATCAAGGCAGGTGTTGTAGGCGCCGCGCTCCTCAAGCGTGAGCGCTTGCATTCCGCGCAGGGCCTTCGTGTGCTCTCGGGGGTGCCACTTGGTCACTTGGCGGCGCCCTGGCGCTTGTCGACCTGCCGCACCGCATGGATCACCGTGGCGTGGTGGCGATGGAAGAACCGGCCGATCTGCGGATAACTTCGGCCACCCATCGCGTAGATCGCCGCCATGGCCTCCTGCCGTGGCCAGGAGACGCGGCGCTCCACCTCCGGGCCGAGTAGGCGCTCCAAGGTGAGCTGATGGCGCTGGGCGACCTCTTGGGCGATCTGGCGCATGGTGGGCATGGTGGGCATGGTGGGCTTGCTGGGGGTGTCGAGGTTGTCGACGCCCAGGCGCTGGAGGAAGAGGCAGGGGGAGTTCACCTGGTCACCCCTTCCCGCTCAAGGATGAGGAGGACGCTTTTGCGATAGGTCATGCCGCGGCCCTCGCCGGCTTCTGAACAGCCCTAGGCCTCGGAACAGCGTCGGCCATCAGCGCCCCGACGCAGGCCTTCATCTTGGCCACCGACACCGCGTTGCCGATCTGCTTGATCTGGTCGGTCTTGGTCCCGGCGAACTCGTAGCTCTGGTCGTCGCTGGTGAAGCCCATGGCCGCCGCCAGCTCGTGCGGCTCCAGCATCCGGAACAGGATGTCGTAGCCATCGGTCGTCACGACCAGATCGACGTGGCCTGTGGCGGCAATCGTGGGCGTGGGGCTGTCAACGCTGTGGACTCGAGGCGCTTGGCCAGGGCGCTCGCCGTGCTGGGCGGTGATGAAGGCCAACTCGCCGCGGTTCGCGCCGGTGATGGTCGGGAGAGGCTCGATGACGTCGCGCACGCGATCGCTGGCGTCGTCGTGGGTCACCGGCATCACGACTGCGAACTCACCACCCTTGGCCGTCGTCAGCGTCGGGAGAGGCTGTTCGACGTCGATAGCCTGATGGCCGCCAGTCGAGTGAGTGACCGGCACGACCACGCCGAAGCGGCCCTTGGACGTCACTGTCGGAAGCGGTTCCGCATCAGAGCAGCAGGTCTCTCCGGAACCGTTCCCGTAATATGGTGAGATCAGCGCATGCGCGCCGCCAGAACCGCCGCCCGTCTGGGTCGGGATAGGGTCTTCTACGCCGCGCGGCGCGCCGCCGGACGCCTGGCTAAGCACGAAGGGCTCGGGCTCGATCAGGTAGCCGGCGCCACGCGCGCTGCTGGTCGGCATGGGCTCTTCGACCGAGTGCGCCCGGGTCTCGCCATATCCCTCACCGAAGCGGCTGAGAATGAAGGGCTCGACGAGCATCGGCCGCGCGCACCCCGGATGATCTTCTGCGCCAGCGCCGCCCGTGGTGATGGTCGGCAATGGGTCGCCTGCCGAGCGAGCCGCGCCGCTGTTGTGCTGAGACAGGATGATCGGCTCGGCCGCGAACATGCTTGCGTGGATGGACTGGGTCGGAAGCGGCGCGTCAACGCTGACTGGGGCTGTGCCCTTCCTCAGGTTTCCGATGACCGGCTGCGCGAGACCGATATGCGTGCCGTTCGCCGCGATCACCGGCAGAGGCCCATCGACGCTCATGCCGGCCATGTGTTGGCGCAGGATCACCAGATAGGGCTCCGGCCACTTGAACTTCACGGCGCCGGCGTAGATGCGCTCCATGGTTTTCGGGGCCAGATCCTTTTTGCGGCCGAAGATCGACTTTCCCTTGAGTTCCCAGTCGATGATCTCGCGCGCCGAGCGCCAGGGCTTGATGTGAGGCATCAGCGACAGGCCGTCGCCGTCTGACCGCTTGGTGTGCGTCGGCATCGGCCACGCGACGCGACGACGGTCGCTGCGGGCCATCAGGATGAACCGCTGGCGCGTGGTCGCATCGCCGTAGTCAGCGGCGTTCAGCTTTTTCCATTCCGGATCGAAACCCAGGCGTCGCAAGGTCTCGATCCAGGCGTTGAAGTACTCGCCCTTACGAGCGGGGATCGGCTTGCCGGTCTTCGGATCGACCGGACCCCAACCGGTGAACTCCCACACGTTTTCGATGATGATCCGCTTGACCCGAAGTTCTGTCAGCCATGTGATGATGTGCCAGGGGTCGCTGCGCTGCTGGTCGGAGGTCGGCTTTCCCCCGCGCGCGACCGAATGGTGCGTGCAGGTGGGAGAGGCCATCAGCAGGTCGAGATAGCCCTCGGGAACGAGCAAGTGCGGCCTGACGGTCGCGATGTCCTGGACGAAGTGACGGGCCTTGGGGTGGTTCATGGTGTGGGTCGCGATTGCGGTGTCCCAGTGATTCACGCAGACCAGTTCCATCTCCAGGCCGAGGTCGCGAAGCGCTCTCTCGCAGCCGGTCGACGAGCCGCCGGCGCCGCACAGGAGGTCCGCCACAAGGAGCTTCTTGCGGCTCATGCGACATCTCCGAACATAGTGGGATGGATGATCTCCGGTTCAGCTTTCGCTGCCGGCGCGTCAGGCTCGGAAACCCGGATGTCGGCGAAGAAGCTCTGATCCTTCTCCAGTCGCCGACGGGTGATCTGGGCGTAGTCGGGGTTCAACTCGATGAGCGTGCAGGCGCGCTGGAGCCGCCACGCGACTAGGGCGGTCGTCCCGGCGCCGCCGAACGGATCCAAAACCTGACCATCGACTGGGCAGCCTGCACGCAGGCACCGCTCTGCGAGTTCCGGCGGGAAGGTGGCGAAGTGCGCCTCCTTGAACGGCGCAATCGCGATCTCCCACACTTGGAGGTGGGCGGGCTCGTAGTTGCGAAGGAAGCGCCCCTCACCGCGCGGGGTGTTGGCTATGCCGGTGTGGTTGGTGTGGCCTTCATGACGCGGGCCGACCGCTCTCGTCTTGCCCTTCTCGCGACCCTCGCGGTGATGCGAGCCATGACCACCGGACCCCGTATCCCATCCATCCGGCATCTTGATGCGCTTGTTGCCCCGAACGGCGCGCGGGCCGGGCTCTCCGGCGACATATGAGCCGCCACGATAGGTGTTAGCGTCCTCGTCGCTAGAGCGGCCCTGAAGGACGGCGTTGGCGTCGTAATAGGAGCCGATCCGCAGCCACCGGGCGCCGGTGCGGTCGGGATCGGTGATCAGGGCGCAGCGCTCTGTCAGATCGGGGATGAACGACAGCTCGCCAGTGTCGCGGGCGCGCCAGATCGGCGCATCCTCGGATTTGGCGAACATGAAGATCTTCTCGTGCGCGGCGGCCGGGCGCTGCGCTCCGGACGAGTCCGGCATCGAATTAGGTTTTCCCCAGATGCACTCGCCGCGAACCCACCAGCCAGCATCCTGCAGTGCGATGGCTAGGCGGTTCGGGACCATGCAGAGATCCTTGGCTTTGATCCCTCCGCCGATGGTTGAGCCGGGCTTGTCTCGGAACGTCCGGTCATCGCTGCTGAGGGCTTTCCCCTCGGCGGCCGGCCGGCCGTTCGGTGTCGTGGCGAAGCAATCGCCGTAGTTGACCCACAGGGTGCCGTGCGGCTTCAGGACGCGCCGAACCTCTTCGAAAACCGCGACTAGGACCGAGATGTGCTCGGCGAGCGTCGGCTCGAGCCCGATCTGGCCGGCGACGTTGTAGTCGCGGAGCTGCCAGTACGGAGGACTGGTCACTACGCAGTCGAAATGGTCCGCCGGAAGCTCGCGCAACCGCTCACGAACGTCGCCCACCAGAATGCTGACCGGATGGAACGCCATCAGCCCCTCAACTTCATCAGGAAGCAGGACATGGCCGGATCGACGGGCGCGGAGATCGAAACCTTGGCGTCGTCGCCATCGGGCTTTTCGTTGAAGCCGATCTCGACCCGGTCGCCCTTCAGCGCCTCGAGAGCATCGAGGAGCGGAGCGGCCGACAGCGGGAAGCGGATTTCCGGACCGTCGTAATCGGCGGCGATCTCGTCTTCGCCATCGCCGAGGGTGGATCCTCTTACGCGCACCGACACGGAGCCCGGGGCAAAGCCAAGGGAGATCAGGCGCGACTTCTCCTCAGACATGATCAAGACGCGCTTGATCGCGGCCTTCAGGGCGTCCTGGTCGGTCGTAGCGACGAACTCCCTGGGCGCCGGCATGTGTCGGAGGTAGTCGACATAGGCGGGGGCATCGAAGAGCTTCGAGGTCAGCACCGAGCCGGGCTGCTCGAACCGGATGAGGCGCGCCGGGCCGTCGTCATCGTAGGCGCTGCCGGTCACGAGGATGCGGACCTCGTTCTCGTCGTCGCCAAGCCAGCGGATCAGGTGGGCGACCAGGCGCGGCGTCATCATGGCCTTGAGGCGCGCCCCGGCGGGCAGCGGCTCGCGGCGTAACGCGATGCCGGTCTGCGCCGCGCCGACGGCGTGCAGTTCATCGCCCTGGTCGGCCAGGTAGACGTTTCCGAACGGCAGCGTGTCGGACCGCTCCATGGCCCAGGCCACGCGGGTCACCATGTCCGCCAGGGTCTTTGCCGACATGGTGAAGTCGGAGACGAAATCCTCGGCCTTGAACGCCGGGAAGTCCTCGGCGGGAAGTCCAGCGACGTTGAAACGCGAACGACCCGACTTCACGGCCATGCGAAGCCCGTTCTCGGAGAGCGCGAGGCTGATCTGGGACCCGGTCTCGGAGTTGCTGACGATGTCCCGAAGCTTGTCGGCCGGCAGAGTCAGCGCGCCGTCCTGGCCCACGTCGGCCCCGAAGGTCTCGCTCGCCTCCATGTCTAGGTTGGTGGCGCGAAGGCAGAGGCTTCCGCCTTCAGCAGCCAGGGCGATGTTGCCCAGGATGGGGACGGTGGACTTGCGATCCACGACATCGGCAAGGCGCCGCAGCGCGGCCAGGGCCGGCCCGCGTTCGATGGTCAGGTTCAAAGCGCGGCCTCCAGTTTGGAGGTGATCGCGTCGACCTTGGCCGCAACATGGTCGAAGCGAAGTTCCGTAATGCCCGCTAGGTCATTGGCGCATGCCTCGACCACCAACTTGAGGGAGGCCAGCGCCTCTTCAGCTTCGGTCGCCTCGCGCTCCGCCTCCGCCACGACATCAGAATCAACCCAATCGCTTGGCGGGGCATCACGAAGCGCTTGCATCGACGCCCCCCCCCATTTCCGGGCCCAGGCGGCGAAGTCGGCGTCGCTCACGCAACGGCGGAGCTGGTGGTCGGCGTCCTTGACATTCTCGACGTCGGACATGTCCAGGCGGGACAGAAGGGTTGAGCCATCAAAGGCCATGGTGGAGTTCCTCGTTGAGGGAAAGGTGCGGGAGGCCTGCGCGATCTGCGTGGGCGGCGACATCGGCGATGATTTCGCGCTGAGCCGGGGTCATCGCGCGGTCCACACGATCGCCGACCGCCCGCTGACGTTCGAACGGCGGATACCGGCATCCCGGATGAGCCCGAGTTTCGCTAGCTCCGTGCAACGGGGCCTCGTGGCCAAGACGGTCTGACGCAGCCTTTGGGCTACTTCGTCCGCCGTGCCGTCGCGCTTCTTGATCTCCGCGAGGACCAGCTCCTTCAGCTTCACGGCGCGGGGCGCGATGGCGTCGGCCGCGGCCTTGGAGGTGGTGCGGCGCCGGAAGCCTGGAGCCTTCGGATAGACCTCAGCGGCCGGCTGTTCGAACTCCGGGAAGAGGCCCATCAGAACGGCACCTCTTCATCCAGCTCACGCTCAGCCAGGGATTGCTCCGTCCCGAGGTAGCGCGTGGTCTTGAGGTCGCTGACCTCGACACCCTGGACGGCGACCATTACGGTGAAGCGCCGGTCAGGGCTGAGGCGAGCTAGCCGCGCAGCTTCGGCCTTTGCTGACGCGAAAGTGTAGTGTTTGAAGGTCGGCGCGCCGCCGCCTTCGCACCAGACCAGGAAGAAGAGATCCTCCATGATCAAGCCCTCACGCCGGTAAGGGTGACCGCAGCCGCAAGCGCCCTGGCCCCGGCCACTTCGGGATTGGACCGCAGAAGCTCCCTGGCGGCGCGCATCAAGCGGGCGCCGACCTCCGGGCTGATCGGGGGGTGATCGTAGATCTCGGCGTAGAGTTCGCCCTTGTCCTTGAAGTTGGCGAAGACCGCGCCGGTGGACATGCCGGCGGCAAGGGCGATCCATCGGATCGTCGCGGCCTCGTAGCCATGCGTCTCGAAGGCGGACTTGGCGGCCTCAAGCACCTTCTGGCGGGTCGCAATCTTGGCGAGTTGACGACGGGTCACGTGGACACCTGTGTGCGTTGAGAAGCTGCGAGAGAGAGGCTTGCCAGGGCGCTCCGCACCCACCACTCCCGACCGGGGTGGCGGTCCGCGGCAGCGGCGAGTCGCGAGCCGCGGGCGTGGGTGAGGTAGAGCGCAGAGAGCCGGCGCGGATGGTTCTTCACCGCATCGTGCTGGGCGATCCGCCGTTGCGCAGCGCGCCACCTCAGGAGGCGAAGTGCGTCACCTTTCGGGCACAAGTTCTCGACGTCGGAATCAGCCATTTGCTGAGCCCCCTCTTCTTCCCCGGCGACCTCTTCAGGCGGGTCGCCTATGCCTTGTTCAGTCAGGCCGCCGGTGGCCATATCCCGACGTGTTCGTGCGGGAAGAGCCAGTCATGGCGGGTTGAAAAATTTAGGTTTGCGAACTCGCCAAAATGCTCGAGGGCGGCGATGTCGTAAGCGCGGGCAGCGACGATTTCGCTCTTGAACAGGCCCAGGAAGCGCGTGCGGCCGCCGACGCAGATTTGCGCCTGCCATCTGCCTCTATAGAGCATCGGACCCTTGAAGCGTCGCGCGGCGCTCTTCCGCTTGTTCTGGTCGTTCTGAAGCCGGGAGCAGGTCCGCAAGTTCGCGATGCGGCGATTGTCCAGGCCATCGCCGTTGCGATGGTCCACGCGCTGGCCATGGCCCGGAGACATGATGAGGTTGTGCATTCGGACATCGCGGCCGCAGATGGTCGCGTGCGCGTAGAGCCCAACGCTCCGATCTTCGGAACCGCGGGCTCGCCAATTGTGCGCCGAGACGAGCGCGTAGTCTTCGTCATCGACCAAGGCCACGTATCCCTTGGTCAGCGGGATTTCGTGCGTCATGGCCGCGCCTCATCGGCGGCCCCGGCTAGCGCCCGATCCTCAGGCGTAGCACGGCGTTCTTGACCGACTTCCAGACCCCCAACAGCCTGGCGACGGCGTTTGCGAATATCGTCAAGTCGCGCCTCCAGTTGGGCTTGCTCCCGGTTCAGCCGGGCCAGTGTGTCGTTGATCTCTGGTTCGAAAACGCAGGCGATCACGTCCCGACCGAACGCCTGGACGATCATCTTCCAGTGACGGGCGGTCGGCCAACTCGTCCCGCGCCGGAAGTTCTCTGCCGTGCGCTCCGAGCAGTTGATGGTCGCGGCCAGCACCTTGGCCGGATAGTCGCGAACGTACTTCGAAAAGCGCGCCTGCAAAATTTGCGGATCGTCCCGCATGATTGTGTGCCCCGTCGCTGTCATGTTCTGCCTCGACAGAACGGAGCTGACCCATGGAGGGCGAACGGAACGCACGGCAGATTTTGAGCGCAGGAAGGTGCTTGGCGGCAGCCCTGGCTCAGACGGACTTGAAGGTGATGGCGGCGCTGCTCAGAGCGGCGGCCAGATATTGCGAGGGCGCGAGCGGACAGGTCGAAACCCTGGCCGTTCTCGCCATGCCGAACCGCACGCGGCGGTGATCGGCGAAGATACTCAGCGCCCCGATCCCGGAGAGTCAGGATCGGAGCGCCGACACGCGCGTAAGCCGGCGACGGCTTGGGGGGGCGTAGAGCGCCGGCCCGCTGCATGTTCAGGAATTTGGATTGAGGCCCCGTCATGGTTTGCGGAACTTCAAGGCGGCGCCGCGCCAAACGATCAAGCAGCTCGCGCCAATCGCAGCGGCGATCCACGCTCCGAGCCCCATGCAAAGCTCATGGATGACGTGGCCAGTGTGGAAGATCGCGCTCAGAGCGGCGCAACAGCAGCACTGAAGGCCGAAGAGGAAATTGAAGCGGAGGATGGACACCTACACCCCTCCGCGCGCGTAGGATGTCATGCTGAAGATTTTAGCCACACCGTCCGCGGCATAAGGCCGCCACTTCAAGGGCTTGGCTATCGCAACGTCATGACCCCAACTTCTACTGTTGGGGTAGGAGTTGCTCATGAGCGAGGAGCCAGCAGCGTCCGACAAGGCGCCGGATACCGGAGTGGCCGGTGTGGCCCTGGCGGCGATCCTGATGGAACTGGAGCTGGAGTTCCCGGGTATCATCGACCGGGCGCGGGAACGACTGGAAGTGACGCACCTACGGTCGGCGGCGATCTCCATCCGAGGGCCGCGCATGGAACCCAAGATGCGCGACGACCTGGAGAACGGAATCGCGTGGCTCAGGATTGCGGGGTTGTTCGCAGTCGCGGCGCTTGGGCCGATAGCGAAGAGGAAGCGACGACGCTGAGCCGATCGAGGGGTCATGCTGCGACATCCCGCAGGAAGGTCTCAATTGGCAGGAGCGTGCGCTCGGCGAGCCGAGCGGCGACGGTCAACGATGGCTGGCGCTCGCCCTTTCGGATGCGGGTGATGAAGGGGCGCGAGACGCCGACTTGCTTGGCAAGCCAAGTGTCCGACTTCTTCTCGCGCGACATCCACTCGTCCAGGGTCATTCCGCATTATGTGCCATAAGGGCACGTCGTCCGCAATAGGTATTGTGCCCCATTCGGCCTGTCTTGGCACGCGTTGCGGTGTGACTATGTGGCCCATGGCAAAGAGCCACTTCATCCGCGAATGGCGAAAACATAAGGGGCTGTCTCAGGATCAGCTCGCCGAGCGCATTGGGATGAACCGCGCCTATCTCTCCAAAATCGAGAGCGGCAAGCGGCGATATGATCAGCCGTTCCTAGAGGCCGCGGCTGAAGTCCTGCAATGCGAGCCGGCGGACCTGATCATTCGAGACCCTCGCGATCCAGACGGGATCTGGTCAATCTGGGATCAGCTCAAGCCCGTCGAGCGCAGCCAGGTCGTAGAGATCGCCAAGACGATTCGCCGAACAGGAACTGACGGCTGAACTCCGCCCAAAAGGACGCCGTGAACCGGCTGAACCGGGCGAGCTGGGTACGCAGCATCGGGCGCTGGATTATCGAGCTGGCGTTTCTCTTCACGGCGTTTACCGAGTTCCCGGAGCACAAATGGTCAATTGGCCTGGGCTTCTTGGTCTTGCAGGGAATGGTCGTTCATCTCGGTCACTCGATGACCGTCCTTGCCGTCAATGCGACCATCCTTTCGGACGCGGCAGAGAGAAAGACGAGGCATTGTATCGTCTTGGCGGCCGAGTCGCCGATGCTCCCCACCGACGAGTTCACAAGGAGCGCCTTCTGGGCCTCGGTCGACAGCCGTGTGGCGGCGGAGGCGGCTGCGGCTGACCGATATGCCGACAAGCCAATCGGCAGGCTCGCGGGCTTTGGCCTCGCTGCCCTAGCGCTACTCTGGGAAGTGGGCGCCAGCGTTGTTGGCATTGGTTTCGTGATGGCCCTTACGGACAAGTAGTCTGGGCCGGTCCCAGATATCCTGCACTGGCCAGCCGGTGACCTCGTATAGGTCGACACGTTCTTTCCGGCGCGCATAGCGCTCGGCGACAGCCTCCGCGTCGCCTCGCGCATAGAACTGCTGCACCTCGCCCTTCACCAGAACGCCACCCCTGCGGTCATAGGGAAGGACGCAATAGCGCGTCACCTTGAACATCGTCCGCCGCCCTTTTGCACATCATGGGCGCGGGGTGCGGCAGAATCGGTCGCATGCGCCCTAGAAAAATAATGTGCCCGTGCGGCTCATTTAGCTGTTGCATCGTATGTGCCTGTGTGGCACGTTCTCGTCATCGAGACAAGGACGCGCCAGATGCCCTGCAACCTCAACTTCGACAGCCAGTACCCCCTGACGCACGAGAGCGCGAAGGCGATGGTCGTGGGCCAACACGCCGCCAGCCGCGAGCTGGACCAGCGTTGCCGTGAAGCCCTGAAGGCGACCTGCGGGGACAAGATGGCGGCGCTGGCAATGCTGCTGGCGGATGGTGGGCCGTTCAAGGCCCCCGTGATGATCCGTGCGGCTCAAGCTCGGCGGGCGGCGGCGTGAGCACCTTCGACATCGCAACAGCCACCGAGTGCCCGAAGTGCGGACTGCAGGCGAAGACGCTCCTGCATCGGTTCTGCACCCACAAGGCCTGCCCGGTGCGCGAGGCCTTGGCCGCCAAGAAGGCCGCCGAACCCACGCCCGAAGTCGCCCAAGCCGCAGCGCCCGCAATCTCGGACGACTGGCAGCAGAAGCACGATTTCGACCGTGAGGGATTGCTGACGATCATCGGCAACATCGACGGCCCGGATGACGGCCAGTTCCACTACACGACGATCTGCGAAGAGGTCGGAGGCCGCACACCTGAGGAGGCGCTAGCGAACGCCAACCTGATCGCAGCGGCCCCAGAGCTGCTCCGCGAGCTGATGCGCGCCGTGGATATGGCCGACCCCACAGGGGTTGATGCCGACTACCATGCCGCCCGCGCCGCCATCGCCAAGGCCACCGGCCAATCGGGTGCGGCATGAGCGCGGCTGATGACAAACTGGAGCCGGTCGCTGATCGACTAGAGCCTGGGAACTACGGAGCTTCGCCAGAGCATGGAGCGCTGCTCTCCATCGCGATCAGCCTGAAGCGCCTCGCCGACCTGATGGAAGCGACGTGCGGCGAAGATAGCCGCAACGCATATGGCGAACTTCCGTTCGAGGCCATCGGCGGCGGTATCGCACGTAGTCTGAGGGGCGCGTGATGACCGCCCGCATCGCCCAACTCCTGGCCGCCCTCCGCGACCTCCAAGCTGAAGAGCGGCGCGCAAAGAAAGCTGGCGACGCCATCTCAATGTCGCTGGCGAAGGCCGAGGCCCGCAGCCGCGCGCACTCGCTTTGGCTAGCCGGGTATCGGGTGTCGTGCATTCACTGCGCGGCTGACTACGCGCCCAGCGTGGCCGCCATCGTTCGTCGCCATTGCCTCTGTCCAGCTTGCGACCGCGCCTATCAGAAGCTGCATCGGGACGGCCAAATCGCCCCGATCGCTCCGGCCATGGAGCGGTTTCAGGCGAACATCTCCGTCCAGCCGAACGGTTGCCATCTGTGGACCGCGTCCAGGGATCGCGCGGGATACGGCAGGTTCGTAGATGGCGGCGTCCACCACAAGGCGCACCGCTGGATTTTTGAACAGGTCAAAGGTCCGATCCCCGCCGGGCTTGGCGTCTTGCACAATTGCGATACGCCCCCTTGCGTCAACTCCGACCACCTCCGCGCTGGCACGCAAGCCGACAACGCGGCGGACATGGTCGTACGGCGCCGCGGCACCCTGCGGCTGACCGAAGAGCAGGATGCGGAGATCCGCGCGGCCTACCGATACCGCTCGCCGGACAACAATTTCTTCGCCCTCGCCGACAAGTACGGCGTCTCCGCCACCACCATCATGAACGTCGTTCGTGGTCGTCAATACCGCAGCTGGCTGGCGGGCTGGGAACCTGAAGAGGAGGCCGCCTGATGCGTGGCTCGATCACCGACCAGACCACCCTCATCGCGGCCTACGCCGAATACATCGGTGCGGCGGAACTCCAGCGCACCCTCGGCGGCGTCTGGCTTGGCGTCGAGGCCGACCGCAAGCACGCCGACCTGCTCCTCGCGGCTATGCACTGCGGGTTCGATCCGGCCGGACTACACAAGCACGTTTCCTGCCTGGAGTGGTCTGGCCGCAGGGTCCGGCTGATCGTCGCCATCCTCCCGGCCCATGCGGCGGAAGCTGCGCGGAGGGCCGCGTGATGTTGATCCTGCAATCACGCATCTACCGTGTCGACCTGAGGGCCAACCCATCGGTGACCTACGTCTTCGGTGACAACGCCGAGCGCTGGGGTCGAGGCGGCCAAGCCGCCGAGATGCGCGATGAGCCGAACGCGATCGGCATCGCGACGCTGACCGCCCCGGGCCGCTTCTGGTCCGACGCCGACCTGCAGGACAACTGCGACATCATCGACGCAGACATGGAGCCGCTGTTCGAAGCGCTCCGTGAGGGTCGGACGGTCGTCTTCCCGATCGATGGCGTCGGGACCGGCTTGGCGAGGCTCGGGGAGAGCGCGCCCAGCACCTTCCGCCATCTCCAGAACCGCATCTCAGAACTGAAGCACATCGGGGGTCAATCGTGATCGAAGTCAAGACGCAGGCGGCCTTGGAGAAGGCCCTGAAGGCCGAGCCGGGCGGCACCTTCCATCTCATCGGCAAGGTCGCCTTTGTGGTCCAGTTGGCCACCGGCGCTATGTCACCCACCCTGATCGTGATGCCGGGCGCGAAGCTTGACGCATCATCCTACGGCGGCCCGCGGATCTACATCGACGCCCGGGGGAACTCGACCGTCACGGCCCGGGGGAACTCGACCGTCACGGCCCGGGGGAACTCGACCGTCACGGCCCGGGAGAACTCGACCGTCACGGCCCGGGGGAACTCGACCGTCACGGCCTGGGAGAACTCGACCGTCACGGCCTGGGAGAACTCGACCGTCACGGCCTGGGGGAACTCGACCGTCACGGCCTGGGGGAACTCGACCGTCACGGCCTGGGGGAACTCGACCGTCACGGCCTGGGGGAACTCGACCGTCACGGCCTGGGAGAACTCGACCGTCACGGCCC